AGCAAGGCCCATGCGTGCTCAGGGTGGAACACTTCAGCGGCATTAAAGACAGCAAGAAAATCGGCTCGCTTGCGATCTTCGACGCGCTTAGTATCTGCTTCTAAAATGGCCTTGTCTTTTTCTTCGTTTTCTTTCCTTAGCGCTTCAATGTTGTCATTTGCTTGTTTGAGCAGTTGTTCAAACTCGCCTCTTTTCTCTAAGTCTTTTCTGACGCGCTCTGCTTCCTTGTCCCTTAGCTCTTTAAGTTCGTCGGCCACTTTTTTCTTTTCAGTTAAGATTGTATCTTTGTTGCCATTCAAAGCCGCCAGTTGCTGCTTGAGGTCTTCGGCTTCTGCGGCCTTGCGTTGCAATTCTGCAATTTGTTCGGCAGTGAGTTCCATGGCTTGATTGGTGGATGCGCTATACTGTAGCGCGCAACCGATTCATTGCACCATGGCAACAGCCGCCCCGACTCCAGCCCATCCGGCAAAGCCCAGTGTTCCCGCCCCTGCGGTTGTCGCGCCCGTGACCCCTGCGCTTGATCCAGACAGTGAGATCGCACAGCTCAAGGCGGAAATAGCGCGGCTTCAGTCGCTTTCTGAGAACCCACCGGCAGATGAAAACAAGCCGACTGGCCCCGAAACGATTGACATGGGCGGCCTTGTGCTTCGGAAGACCGTTGATACGGACGGCGAATGCAAGACCGAAGTGTTGAAAAAGCCGATGATTGATCGTGAGTCGATTCGGGCCACTAAGGCCGTTCAGCGTGAGTCTGGCTTCTGATCGCAGCGCCTAACTGAAAGCCCTTGAACTGCTGCATTTAGCGGTTCAGGGGCTTTCTTTGTGTCTTCACACACTGCCAGCGCCTGTTTTTCGACCAGCTTCAGAAGACGGGAGCGAGCGTCCTGATCCTGCGGCGCCATTGGCGTTCTGCGTTTTTTGCTGCTCAAGCATAACACGTTCCGCCTCTTTTTTCAACTCTTTAACGGCTTTGCTTAGCTCAACTAGATCCACGTCTTCAGGTATCCATTCACCTTGGGCCAGGATGCGATGGAATAGTTCAGTCGTAATTTGGCCACTGGCCTCTATGTCGGCCAGTACGCTTACATCTTGGCCTAGCAGGCGATAGAAGTCAAAGTCTTTGTCGATAACAACCCTAGGTGGTTCTATGCCTCTGTATTCTGCCGCCATTCTAAATGCTTCATTAAGCGCAGCCTGCGTTTCAGTTGCAGCCACTGATAGCACGCAGTTGGCCTGCTGGTGGTCGATACGCTTTGCGTCGGCACTTTCGGCTACATGCTTCTGACCTAGCAGTTTCGTGACGCCAAGATGCGAGATTTCATTTTCCAGGCGATCAAGTAAAGCCGCTTGCGCTACAAAAGAGCCAGCGTCACACTGAACCCAGTACGCTTTACTGCCGACATTCATTCTAATGGCATAATTCTGCCCCGTAATCGCCTCGTTGCCGTCGTATTCTTCCAGTACCAGCAAGCCAATAGCAGCGATATGCAACGAATGCAGAAGGTCTGCTAGGCGCCGGTAGTGAGCGATATTTAGGTGCGCAACGTCAGCCAATGGGGGAGTAGCACATAAATAGCCCTCTTTCTCGGCATAGATATGTACTAAGGGAATATAGTCGAGAGGAGTAAACCCAATATCGCCTATTGTTTTATTCGACTCAAACACTTCGTAAGCGCCAGGGACAAGAACGCGAGCAACAAAAACGTACTCTTCCCCGTAGGCGCCTTTAGCAACTTTGCGCTCTTCCTGATAGCGAAACATTGTTAGCTTTGCGCCAGGATCGTCACTTTCTCGCCGGCTACCTAAATACTGCCATGGATCAACCGGCACGAAGTATGGGCGCAGTGGTTCGATTTGATCGTTGCCGGATTGCGCTTCGCGCCTCTCCGCGTCAACAATTATCGACGACATGCCATAAGTAAGCGCAACTTCTAGCCGCTTTAGAGCGAACAGATCCAATGAAGTGCCGTCACCGTCAACATCTTTCCTAAACTCCTCTTCCCAATATGGATCACCGCCTTCTAGTTTAATCATCTTACGCATAACCATGCCGGCTGCGTTATGAATTAAGCGCTTTGTAAATGGCGCTAAAACAGAAAGATTAACGCGAGTCTTCCATGGGTCAATCTTGGTCTTCGGATCTTCTTGCTCTCTTGGTTCACGCGGCAAATAGATATGTGCATTTGCGTGTAAATACTCAGTCCCCTTTGTGACGGCTTGCATTATTTCCCACTTTTGCCGCATTCGCCTATTTATGTCGTCCATATAAAATGGACTATCTACGTCTATGTAGTTTGGCAGCGATATTTTTCTGGTTGCTAGGTTCATTGCGGCAAAGCGTTTGCCAGTAGCCTAGCCTGCCGGCGCCAGGATGCACGGGTTACAGTCGGTGGATAAGATCGAGTCTCCATGGCGACAGCCACTGCCCCCACAGGACTTCGCCCAAGTGGCGACATTGTAGTAGGTAGAAACCGGCTTTCTCTGCGGCCAATGCAGGGGATGATTTTTAATGATCGACGCCGTTTTCGTGTTGTCTTAGCTGGCCGGCGTGGTGGAAAGACGGTGCTAGGGGCAATCGAAATGCTACGCGGCGCTAGTGAGCGCAAGGGCAACTATTACTATGTTGCCCCAACTTACCGGATGGCAAAAGAGATCGCTTGGGATACTTACAAGAGTATTATTCCCGAACGTTGGATAAGAAAGAAAAACGAATCAAACCTTAGAATAGATTTGATTAACGGATCTTGCATCTACCTTAAGGGTTCTGAAGATCCAGATGCTTTGCGCGGTCCTGCATTAAGTGGAGTAAATTTAGACGAATGCGCTTTTCAGACGGAATATACATGGAGATCGGTTATCCGTCCTGCACTTTCTGACCGCAACGGCTGGGCGCTCTTTACTACCACTCCTTCGCCTGAAGGCACCGCAGGTTGGTTCTACGAAACAATCTTGCTTCTACAGAATGCTGACATGGCCGATCCTGGCCTGGAGAGGCTTGACCCTAAGCAATGGTCATTATATGAGTACACATCCTTGCAAGGCGGCAACATTCCAGCATCCGAAATTGCGGAAGCCAGAAGAACGCTAGCGCCTGAAGTGTTCGAGCGAGAATATGAAGCGAAGATACTGTCAAACACGGGTCTTGTGGTGTCGTGTTTTTCGATGGATAATATCGACTCAACGATTGAAGACGATCCAAGGTTGCCTCTATATGTTGGGATGGACTTTAACAACGATCCGCTTACTGCTATTTGCGCAAACATTATTAAGGTAAACGGCAGAGCTGTAGAATTGCGAATTTTTAATGAACTAAACCTAAAGGGCGCTACCACTTGGGACATGGCAGGGGTGTTAATTGATCTGTATGGCGGCGACTGCTGGAAAAATGAGGATGGTTATGGATTTGCCGAAACTCGCCGCCGTATTATTGCCTGTCCTGATCCAACCGGCAAAAGAAAGCAAACGTCTGGTGTTGGCGTTAGCGATCACCAGATCCTAAGAAAGGCCGGAATTACTGTTTTTGCCCCTGAAGCGCCCTATAACACCGCTGACAAGATTCGATCCGTAAACGCAGCGCTTCGCACGGCAGACGGGGAAGTGCATACCAAGATTCATCCGCGTTGCCGGGAGTTGATAAAGTCGTTCCGTACACTAGGTTACGCCGAAGGAACAAGAATGCCAAACAAAAAACTTGGCGTCGATCATGCTTTCGACGCCTTTGGGTATCTGTGTTTAGGTAAATTTAACCTTGCAAAAGGCGAGTCAGGTACTGTCACCACTCACCAGATATACTGATTTTCTATATTTTGCTTTTTTCTGCAGATTCTGCTGGTGGTAGTCGAGCAACTGGCCCCCGCCTCGGCCAGGAAAACCGCCAGCCTTCGACTTCTTGCTCAGGCGGTTGTATCGTATGCCATAACTTCTTGCAGCATTCACAACGCCGCCGCCTTACCCGGCTGCCGCATACCATGTAGCGCGTTTCGACAACGATTACATTAACCGAACCGCAGCCAGGATCGGGGCACTTGATTCTGTTGCTGCGACTTCCCATTAGTGCCACTCAGCATCGAAGCCAACGCAGTAGCCTTTGGAGCGAAAAAGATTTTGAAGTTTGCCTACAAACGAGTCCAAGTTTTTTTCGGGTCCATGGTTATCGCAATGAAGTTCAGCGTCGTAGATGGTCAGTTCCATCGAATCTTTGCTTTCCAGGGGCTTGCGCTGCCGTGCGTCAACCCAAATAACGCAATCAAATAATCTAGCTTTGCGGCAAGCGTTAAATTCGTCTCGCCTTCGCATCCCAACGTACATATCGTAACCACGCTCAAGCATGGTTCGAGCCGTTCGTGTTTTGTCAGGGGTATTGTAAGCGGAGATTAAATCTGCCCATGTTTTTCGATGATTGACTCTATCC